AAATTTTGCATCTCATCAACAATGATGATTGCATCATCAAAAGACATACCACGAATAAATGATGTAGAAATGAATTCAATATGATGTTGTTCTTCTAATCTATCCCAAGCGTCTTTGCGGTCAAATAAGGTTTCGCAAATCTGACGATAAGGTTGTTGATAGATTTCCATCTTCTCATTAACGTCTCCTGGAAGATGTCCAATTTCTCTACCCTGAACAGCAGAGCGTACTACAATGATTTTATCAAAAGGATTTGATTTATCCAATACTTCTTCGATAGCTTTATATAGAGCACAGAAAGTCTTTCCAGTACCAGCAACTCCGTGAAGTGCAATAAAATAATCTCCACGCTTATAAGAATCAAAGAAATTCTTTTGATTCTCAGTTAGTGGTTGAAAAGTTTTTAAATCGTCGATTCTTACCTTTAATGTATTATTTACAGTTTTTGTTTTAGCGGGAGCATCACTTTGTACATTATCAATAGGTCTTGTTTTCGCTGCTGCACGAGCCATTAGGAATTCCCTTATATTTGACTTGATCCTTGGTTCAATGTACTTCCTGGAGCTCTTTCATGAATCTTTTGAAGAACTTCTTTAAAGCCAGTATCTAATTTGCGTGCGCCTACTCTAACGGGATCGCAAATCATAGGCGCACCGTTAACCATAGTCTCAAGTTGGGGGTTTTGGGTTAAATATTCTTCACGAGCAGAAATGCCCATGAACTTCTCTGTCAATTCACCAGTTTCTTTGTTTCGAAATGCGTATGTTGGCATAATGTCTCCTTATGTTTTTATTTAGCGAATCCAAGACGGAGTTGGGCGATTTTTCCACTTAAACATAGAAGTTTTCGCACCATTGTAATATGCCCTATACGATTGGATCGTATAGTCTGGCTCTGATTTAGCAACTTTATATTCTTCTGGCATTGCTCGCCACGGAGCAGAGAATTTCTCTTCAGTGGAGATTTTAGATGGAGGGAATCGCAAATGCCCAGCAAGTCTCATAGAAGAATGGATCTTACCATAGCGATAATGATACTCGCGCATTAGCTCGATCCAAAGCCTGAACAAGAAATTATAATTATGAAGAGAATGACGACACCACTTAGCTGATGGGTGATTAATGTGAGATGCTTTATAAAGAACACCTTCACGCTCGTCTTTAAGAACCCAACGTTTGGCTTTACGACCTGAATTAGAAAATCCTACAGTTTCTACGCCATCCAATACTCGGTGAGCAGTTGACATTAGTTGTGCGTACTCGAGGATCATTTTAACCACATGTTTATCAACGTGTTGTTGCGCGCAAGTGGCAGGATCCTCGTGTACGTAAAAAATGTTCATGTCAAAATGAGTTTTTCGAACTTAGAAAGTGTTTCTTCAATCTTAGAATCATCGTGAAGAATGCCATGACCGCCAGCAGAGATGAATGGCTCAATACAGTCAATAGAATCATCAATCAAAATGCAATTTGGCTTGGCAAAATGAGACTTTTCGTATTTTTCACGGACGAAATGGCTTTTATAGTGAATTCCATGATCTAGAAGCCAGTTATTCTTTTGTTTTTTAGCCATAATACCTTGCTGAAACTCAAAAGTACCAACAGAAGTGAGAATTTCAATCTCAAGGTCGTGAGTTTTGATGAATTTTGCAGTAAAATCAAGCAAAAGTCGTGCATGAGGCATTAAATCCAGCTTTTCGAAGAGTTTATGCTCCATGACCATTGTTCGAAAGTGGTCCTTATCCCAAGAACCATCATAAACTCGGTCAGCGTAGTAAGTTTTATGGAAATCGGCAAGAACACCGTCCATATCAAGGTAAAGTTTCATATTTTTCATAATGTGATTATACTACGCGACCGAATTAAAGTCAAGCGACAAATTTAGAGAAGTCTGGAGGCTGCCAACCCTCAGGTTTCAGGATCTTTCCGTCTGAACGACGAATGACCTTGCCAGTGGTAGGGTCAATTTTGATCAAGTTGGAGCGAGCACCCTCATCCCACGCAGCATCGCAGTTCCAACCACGTGATTTCATGTAACCCACGATGACCCAAATCATATCAAAGCAAGCATCCAGCTGCTCGGTGTCATTTTCCTCGTCGACCGCTGCCCAGAACTCATCTACTTCTTCTTCGATGAGTCTCTTGTACAGTTTCGCCAAATCGGAAACAAGGGGATCGGGTTTAGTGGGAACTTCTTGTCCAGCTGCGGCAAGAAACACGCCAACGTCAGTGAAAACTTTACTCATCGGTTTCTTCCAATATCAAAGTACTGATCAGTGTGCTCAACTGAATCGTTGACATTAAGTGTGATCGTGTTGAAATAATTCTCCAGATCGTTAAGTGCATCCTGGGCACCATCCAGAGTTTCAAATGGTTGCTCTTCAACGAAGTCTAGATTTCCATCAAAACAAAACCCACACCCACGCAGGAAAAGCTCGAAGTCAAAAAGAACATCAGGCAGAAAATCCTTGGTACTCTCATGAGTAACTTTCTCTCCGCTTTCGTGTTCAGCAATAAACGTAAATTTCATTTTAGTTTCCTTTTTTCGTATCGTCCAAGAACCATCTTGGTTATCAATCCACTCTAACACATCGCCAGTCTTCCAACCAGCACTCTCAAGAATCTCTTCAGAAAGAGGCAACAGTAACTCACCCGTACCTGGTTCCTCTTCCAGTTGAATAATCCACTTACTCATAATCAATCTCCAACCAATCGGTATCTTCTGGCATGATCTCAGTTACAACACCGGCATCAGACGCGTCAGCGATCATATTTTGAAGAACCGAATGTCCAAACCCAGTGGATCCATAGCATCCAATATGACACAGATAAGCAGAACCTGAACTGCCCTCGAATTCATAACGATTCTTCACTCGAGCGACACGAGTTACACCACTATTGAGCCTCCAAGAATCTCCAGTGGAAAATCCGCCGGACCAGCAAGCAAATACTTTATAGACTGGATTCTTATCGCGTCGGCTGATCTTTAAAACAACCCACTTGTCGGGAATATAGCTAGTCATACAGAAACAACCTTCAGTTCAAAAGAATCTGCAATAGATTCGTGATTGACATATCCACGAGGATTACCAACAATCCGAGTGTCACCGATTTGATAGTCATAACGCTCATGCGTATGACCATGAGTCCACAGTTTAATTCGCGGACGATCCAGAATAAACTCTGTCAGATTGCTGTGATATCCACCGTTCATCAGCTGATCTTCAGGGTGCTGGTTATATCTGGCATTGCACGACTGGAAAGAAGGAGTGTGATGCCCGCAAACAATGAAGTGTTTCCACGCAGGAGTTTCATCATACGCTTTGGCAATAAACTCTAGAGCAATACGATGTTCTTCCATTGCATCTTCTGGACAGAAAGTAGAAACACGTTCTTTAAACTGAACAATCTGCTGTCCAGGATTAGCTGGATCTGGAAGGAATGTTTTGTAAGAAACCATGCGGTTGCTATTCTTGACGCACCGGAAGTCGTTCATCATACCACGAAGTGCAAAGAGAGTCTGTGGATCACCCTTGTTCATATCGGTCCACAGAGTAGTTCCCGCGAACACTGCTCCACCGTGCTCAAAGGTTTCGTTATTCAAAACGTGCACGTTGGGTAGATATGCCAGCGATTCCTTCAGAGTAGGAATTGTGGTAGCGAAGTCACCGTGATAGTGCTCGTGGTTTCCGGCAACATAAATCACTTGAGGAAAGTTGGCAGAGCATTCTTGAAAGAATTTATGCCACTTGGCGGAGCGAGTATGCTCACCCATCAGGTTGTTAGAATCGTGCTTACCCAGATCGTTTGCAACCAGGATATCGCCAGAAAGAATCAGAACCTCTACACCACCTGGATTTACCAGCGTGATAGGACCAAACTCCAAGTGCAGATCTGAGCAAATCGCAATCTGCAAACCAGGTCCTTTGCTCAGTACAACAGACACGTTATCACCGACACCAATTTTACTATTCATACCCATTTCATTTACTCCTAAGGAAGACATCCCTATTATACCGGAAACCTGATTTAAAGTCAACCATACATCACTCGCCAGAGCACTTCATGTGCATCGGAAAGATCATTCAATAAAAACTCATCAATCCCCTCGAGAATTATCAAGTGCAAAAGAGACTCTGCAAGTTTCCGATCCGAGGGAAGCAACGTACACAAGAAAGCATCGATCTGCACTTGAGTATCGCATGCCCAGAGATTATCCAAGATACGAACTTGTTTGCGAGTAAGATACTTTATCTCAATCATTTATAGCGAGCCAGAAGCTCAGCTTGACGCTCATCAACTGCCTTCATATGTGCGTCGAGTTTCTTCTGAGCAGCTGCGCGATCTTTAGTTTCACGTTGCCATACTTCCCAGAGTTCCAGTGCAGTACTACCCTTTGAGAGGATAGATCCTCGGTATACAACTTTCTTCATTCTTCAACTCCAAAGTAGAGCTTAATTAGGGTGCCACAATACACCGAGGTAGATCCTGCCAAGAGAGCTTTGGCTGGAGTGAAAGAATATTTGTAGCTTTCTACATTCGCCTCACAGATACGGGCACACTCACGAACAATCAACTCGGCAAACTTTTCCTGAAAGATGGCATGCCAAGCAAAATGACCAGGTTCCCATAGAATACCTAGAGTCTTAGACCTAACTGGAGGAGTATAGACACTATTAGTGTACTCGCCAGCTTCTAGTGCAAGACGGTTAATTAGTTCAGAGTTCATTGCTTTACACAGACAAAAACAATACGCTTGGTAGAACCAGAGGACAACTTAACTGCAGCAGCACCTGCAGCTTCACAAGTTGCCTGGGAAGAAAACTGAGCAGTGGTGAGTGCATTACTATTACCATCACCCATGGGTCCAACGTGAGCAAACAAAATTAGAATCCAGTTCATATATCACCAAGAAAAAGAAACACTAATACCCGAGTCGTCAGGAGAGAGCTCTGCGTAGAGCTTATTCCATGCAACTAGAACTAGATTCTGCCACTGATCTTCCTCACCCTCGACCAACTCTGGATCGGTAGAGTACATATACATAGTGACAATAGAATCGTTATTCATATTGTAGGGAATAATAGTATTCAAGCAAACATGCCAGAAGTCTTTATACTCTCCACCATCTACATCATGATATCGTCGAAACTTATCTTGGGGAATACCCATGAGATTACAGAGTTCGGCTTGTAGATCAAACCAAGAATAAATGCGAACTTCAGTGTAGGGAATAGTCATATTAGGATGAACCTTTGTAGGAGTAAAAATTTTTGCAGCGGTTTTTTTAGAGAAAGCACTTTGGAATCCGCTGAGCGTGTAAAAACGAGTAATTAATGAAGGAGAGCTTGGTTAAATGATGAAGGAAGGAGAGAGCTTGGTTAAATGATGTCGGGGCTTGGTTAATTAATGAAGGAGCTTGGTTAATTAATGAAGGAGCTTGGTTAATTAATGAAGGAGCTTGGTTAATTAATGAAGGAGCTTGGTTAATTAATGTCGGGGTTAAAGCCGGTATTAGGGAAGAGGTAGGAGTCCCGGTCACTAAAAACCGAGTTCCTGAGTCACATAAAAGCGACCGCTAGTCGCTCACCGTTCAGACTGGCTTCAGCATCGAACCCGACACATTCCACTTACCGTGCACACCACAGTCCACCTCGACCATCTTGATCTTGACGCGAGTCACGACACCTTGAATGGTGCCCCGACGACCCGTAAACATCACCGCTTGACCAGCGCGAAACGTATGCGCAGCAGTCACAGCACGAGACTTCTGACGTTGCTTGACCAGGGCAACAACTGCCTTGTTCAGAGCGATCAGTTCCACGTCGGTCATTTTGTGCAGTTCATTGTAGTTCATTTCAGAGGTCCTTTTGATTCACAATAAAGCTATTTTAGCTGATGCTTGGTTTAAAGTAAATACCCTACACAGTGTAGGGTATTTCGATCAAGCCGTCAGCATGTAGGTAGCCAGGTCTTTCCAGTCTTTGTTCGAAGCACGGATCTTCGACACAGAGATCAGCGTACGCAGCGAGATTTCGGAAACCTCGTCCTTGATCTCACGGATCAGCGACAGCGCATCGGTCTTGACCTTCTTGTCATACTCAGGCAGGAACTCCGTCAGACCAGCGATGTACTCCATACGGTCGATCTTCTGATCAGTGGTCATGCTCAGGTCGATCATCATCGAACGGCTACGGATAGCTTGGTCGATCTTGTCTTGACCGAGGTTGGAGATGAAGATCACGCGACCCTCGAAGTTGAAGCTACGGGGCAGGTCCTCGTCCTTCATGTCAGCGTTCCACGAGATGATACGCTTGCCGTAGGAGTCCAGAGCACCTTTCAACAGGTTCAGAGCAACCGGATCCTTCAGAACAGCGTCGCAGTCATCGAACACGATGATCGAGCCGTTGTTCTCGAACAGAGTACGGTACAGACCCTTCGCCGTCGAGTAACCCTTGACCATCGTGAAGGACAGGCTCTTGCGCACGGTAGTACCGACTTCGAAAGACGCCAGGTCAGACACGTCGGTATAGCCTGCCGACTCCAGAGTCTTGGTGACCGTGTAAGTCTTGCCGAGACCGCCCGATCCGGTGATCACAGCGGAGGGCTGAACACCAGCGGCGACCATGGACACCAACTTTTCCACAAAGGAGAAGCGAGCGTTGATGCCGAACTTTTCTTGCTTGGCAGCCACTTTTTCAGCCGACGCGTTGAAGTCGATCTTGGAGCCAGCCATCTCTTCCAGCTTGCGCTCGATGTAGGGGCGATGAGCCGAGCGAGCCACGACGGTGCCGTTCAGCTTGCCCACGAACTTGCCCTTGGCGGAGTCGAAAGAGATGGTAGCGTTCATTTCAGAGTTCCTTTTGATTCACAATAAAGCTATTTTAGCTGAGACCAGGATTAAAGTAAATGACCCTGCAGCCGGTAGGGTCTTCTCAACCCAGACGCGACAGCAGGTCGTCGATCTCTTCGATGGACTTCAGGTCACGCGCCTGCACCTCGTCGAACAGGGTGCGCGACTCCCACTTGCCAAGGGACATGAGAGCGTGACGTTCAGCCAAATCCTTCTCCAGTTGCTTGCGCATCCGGGTCAGACGCTTTACTTCCTTCTGGTCCTGCACCGGAACCATACCCTCAACCGGACGCTGCCACTGCACCAGCATGCCTCGGGCAGCAGTGTACTTGCTGACCTCGACCACACCCAGCGCGTCGCACCGATAGTGCAGCTGGTAGAAGGCGTAGCCCGAGTGACCACCGGCGATGTAGGTTTCACCATCGCAACGACTCAGCAGGAAATGCGCTTGCTTCTCGGACTTGAACAGACCACCGTTGGACTTCACCAGACCCGCGAACGACGCACCGAACTCACTCATCTCATCTCTCCTAATCCCAACCAATACAGCTATTTTAGCGCACTAGTGAATTAAAGTAAATGCCCCTACAGAGTGAAGGGTCATACTGCTCCAGAGCTCCTTACAGCCTCTCTACACACCGGCACTAGCGACCCTACCTGCCCATCAGCAGCGACGCTCCACGACCTCTACAGTCGCTTCTACAGAGAGGTCCTGTTCAGCTGATCACACACTCGCTGCGCTTCCTCTTCAGTGTCTCTCTTAGCCACGACAGTACCTGCCTTAGTATCCGAGGTAGTTTCTATCCATACTACAACCTCATACATGGCAGAATAATGATCGTATTCTACACTATAGTGCATGAACGAATCCACTTGGAGTATTGATTCAGATCCTCTCGAGATCCAGTGACACTGAAACTTACAAAGGTAAAGTCTTCAACTCGGAATGCATTCATCCTAAGATTCAACTGCTTGGCATTCTCAAAGTACTGATCAAAGTAATCGAAACTCAGATCATCAAAGTAATCTGTTTCAGTATCGATACTCTGTTCAGTATCACTCTGCATAAACAATTCTAAACTCATGTCTTATTCCTAATCAAACCCAACACGGTTATTATACTACAGGTGAGTATACAAGTCAAATTTACTTACGCATTGCATTTGCACCGGATGCCATCATAACCAATCCCAACAGTGCCAGCGAACCCAACACTGCAACATTTGCATTAGGATCATCCAGACCACCCACTGCACCAAAGGTAATCAGCAAACCAACAACGACACGAATCATACCGGTCATATCAATACTCCTTAAAACATTTCGTAGTGAACTTCGTAGCCTTCTTGG